TCGGAACGCCGAGGACCTGGTCCACGTAGACAATGAACGCGCCCTTGTCTACTGCCATCTTCAACCCGACCGAAACTACCGTCGCAAGGGCTGCCGGATTGCTCAGCGTGAGGTTGACTTTTGTCCACACACCTGCAGCGAGCGCAGGAATGTCCAGCGTCTCGAGCGGGGTGGCGCAACTCGGCGAGTCATCCAGGAGGAGCTGCAAATCGCCGGCCGCGACCTGCACCGTGCTCTTGATCCAGAGCGACACTTCTTTCCGCGTCGTAAGATCGATCGAGGGGCTGATTGCTTCCGTGGCGAGTATCCCGACAGCAGCATCCACGCCGACGGTGATCTTCGCCGATCCGATTCCCACCTTCACGTCCGTACTCTCCAGCGTCGAGGTCACGTTCGCGCCAACGAACTCGTTCCATGCATCCTCGCAATCTTCGATGACGACGCCGCCCTCAATACCGATGAACCGGAAATGCCGGGCCGTTTCCGCCTCCTCGGCGGTCTTTAGATCATCGTAGACCGTCGCGGTTAGATCTGCGCTACGCACGTTGATGCTGGCCGCCTTGCCCGCCGGCAGGAATCTCCCGCCAGCTCCATCTTCGCCGGGTGTTTCCTCCTCGATGCCTGTCCCATCCTTCAGAAGGTGCGGGATCTCTGTTACTGTAGAGAGATTCGCGTTGCTTGAATACTCCACTACATCCCAACCGCCGCGCCAAATTTTTGCCATTGTCTCATTCCTCGTCACCCATCCCCTCTCCTATTAAAAGAGGGCGGAGGGTGAGATTAGTATTGTACAAACGAGTAAATAGCGTAATAAGCTACAACGCCGCCCTCACTATCGAGGAACATCTCCTCCTCGAGCTGAAGATCGACCTGTCCTTCATCGGGAATTACGAGCGTCCCGCCGTCATATCGCGCACGAAAAGCATCGAGCATCGCATAGCAACCGGTGCGTGCTTCCTCGGAGCTCAGGAGAGACGTGTCCCCGAACACGAGACTGAATTCCTGTCGTCTCAAGACACTTCCGCCGTCAGCCGCTCGCTCCGATTCGACCGCTTGAAGTCTGCCGTAGCGTAACAGCACGAACGGCGTGAGTACCATCAGCTCGGCAAGCGTCCGGTTGTCATATTCCGGCTGATGTGTATCGACTGTGTTGATCCCGAGAGATCCCTTCAAATGCGCGTTGATGTCCGCGATCCAGGCGTCCTGTATGTCTTTGACCGGTATCATCCCACCACATACCTCCGCACGATCTCTCCGAATGTCTCCGTCGTTTCGGATGGGACATACGTGTAATCGCGCGCCGGGATCGTCACTTGCTTTTTCCGTGCCCAGCCGCCGCCGGGAATCGGGAATCGCAGGTACGGTTTGTTCTTCGCCTGGATCGTGCCGCCCCGCGCCAGGATTGCCAGGATCCTCGGATCGCTCAGTTTCTTCCGGCCGACCGCGGTTGGTCCGGCTGCCACGCTATTGCCTTGCACCTCCGACGTCATCGAGTTCATCAGCGTCCCGGAATCACGGAGCGTCTGCCCGCCGAGTCTCTCTGCACGAATCGATTTCTTCCACGCACCAGGCCGTCCGCCCTGGTCAATGTTCGTCTTCATCTCCTGCGCCATCAGGAACCCGATCTCGCGCAAGGGTTTCTGCGGAGTCTCTGCCCGCTGCAGCATCGCGCTCAGCGTCTTTTGCAGCCCGCTATCGTCAAACGATCCCACGGTTCACTGTTTACTGTTTACTGCTTACTGTTTACTCTCACAAACTATCAAGCGAATCTTTCCCGAACACCCGATCGCTCGCAGAGAAACTGCCTCCGGTCCTGTCCGCATTCCCCGTTGGCACAATGGCGCCGTCGATCACTGCAATCCCTTTTGCCACGTCCTTCAAAAATGCGATCGCATCATCAAACATCGCCCGGATCGACTCCGGAATCGTGCCCCCGAACACTGCGATCCGTTTCTCATGCAATTTGTACACGGCGATCGCAACGCTGAGCTGCTTCACCTTCGCCGGCACCGGGGACATCGGCACGACGTACCGTCGCCCGGCGTACGAGTCGATGTCGGAATCAGCCTCGCTGATCGCCTGTGTAACGACGGCATCCACAACGCTCTGGCCGTCCTCGCTCGTCAATTTCTTGAGCTGGACCGTCGAGAGCTTGCCTGGCGATATGTCGCTCTGCGTGCAGTATGCCATATCAACCGCCCATCATCGGTAGGGTCGACATTCGTGTCGGCCCACTAGCAGCCGTGCGCAGGTCACCCCACGCACGGCCGCCCCCATCGGGAGAAGGAGGACCCGCCCGACCGCCCTGGTCGTTCGGGCGGGGAAGCCCGAAGGGATTTGATTCAACCCCCCTCTCCCTCTGGGAGAGGGCAGGGTGAGGTTACGTCGTTCCGGTACTCCCGTACGCGAGCTGATGCAGACCGTAGCCGGCGTTGTAGCGCGCATCGCAGCCAAACGCATACTGCCCTCGCAAGAATACCATGTCACTCTGTTGCGGGTCCTGCTTGGTGACAAATCGGATCGCGCGCCGTGTCTGAAAGATAAACGGTTTCAAGCCGCCGAACGGCCGCAGCAAGAACCAGGCCGTCGCACTGCTGAGCTGAGGACTGGCCACGAGATCCGCTGAATTCTTCCAAGGATTGTTTTGCGTGCTTCCACTGCTTACCGACAGGTAATCAGCGTTCAATCCGGTCATCGCCATTTCCTTCAGTTCTGGCGGTACAACGAGGATGTCACGCTCAGCTCCGGAGAACAGGTACTTGCCTTTAGAATCCTTCACCCTATCGAGCGCGGTCTTCGCAACCGAATAGCTTCCGCCGGCGGCAAAACTAAGCGCCGGTGTCACTTTGTTCCCACCGCTCCCGTGATCGGTAGCGAAGAAAGTCTTCCCGTCATAACTTTTGCCAGTGACAAAGCCGTTGTTAAGCAACGCGAAGATCAGTTCGTCCGGATGCATCCCGGCGCTGATGGCCATGCTTTCCGTGAGCGGTCGATAGACTCCGTAGTTATCGTCTTCGATGTCCTCTTCCGGGATCTCCACGCTCGACTCCCACTTTTTGTTCTTGATCGAATAGTCATAAGCCTCGAGCTTGTGGAATTGTCGATCGCCGAGCCACTCACGCAGCTTCGGCCATGCTCCGAGCCAGACGTAGCCGTTTTCCCTTGTAGTCGATGGCACGACCATCGCCACCTGACCGTACTGCGGCTTCGCGGCGCTCAGCGCCTCATTGAAGATCGTGTTGAAGTTTTTATACAGCCCTGTGATCGTCGACGGACTGATCACCAATCCGAGCGCTCCCGTGCCCAGCAGAAGGAACAACCCGGTAGTAGGACCGACATTTATGTCGGTCTTTGCAGACGCCAGTGCCGGCAGCGCCACGACCAGCAGCATCGCAACAAGCAAAATTCGTTTCATTGTTTGATTCTCCTTTAGAAATTATCGATCCAAAACTGTAGGGGCGGTTCATTGAACCGCCCTTTGTGACCCGGTCTTCTTTTACGTCTCGATGTAAACCGTTACCTGCGCGGTCTTCGCAGCCGTGTTCGTTCCGCCGACTGTGAATGAGATGTAATTCCCGATTGCCACCACGTTAGCGGCCGTAGGAGTCGCTACATCGACGTCCCCGGCAGCGGACCCGGCCTGCGTGATGGTGAGGACACCATCCGTGATCGCGACCGTTCCGATCTTGCCGGTCAGCGTTGCATTGCCCACTGTGAGAGCGCCGTTGATAACGGAATAGATTTTCACGATCGTCCCGGCAACGGGAGAGACGATATAATAGACAAGCGCGCTAGCGCTGGTCAGGTCTGCGACCAAAAGCTCCAGCGTCACTTTGTTCGCAGCGAGGTTCGCCCGCGCCGTCGCGGGATTGGCGACGTCAGATAGGTTATTCGCTGCCACGAGATCGCCATCGAACGACAGCGTGTTCTGCACCTTGACCCAAACGCCGTCATCATCGACGTCGACAGTGTAGCCGGCAGGAGATCGCGTATTCGTCCCGTTCGTTTTCGCGACCGTCTCGTCATCCACGATATAACACGTGTCACCGATCTGGGCGATCGTGATCGCGTCGCCGGCCGCCGAGTTCTTGAAGCGGAACACGCCTTCCTCGACCTCAACGTTCAGATCCCCGCTCGCTCCGGCTGAATTATCCACCTGGAATTTGGCTCGCCCGACGGCTACCTGTCCGGTCGCTGTGGCGCCGGATACGGCGTAACCGGTCGCGTTCAGCATCACCAGGGCGCCCGCGTAGATTTTTGTCGCTTGATAGACTTTGTAGGAAAAACTCCTTCCCTCACGACTGGGCGTGTCGGCGTCCGCCGTCAACGCGAGACCGAACGGGACGAAGTGGAAGACTTTCGCCAGCACAATGATGAGCGCCAGCGCAAGCAACACAAGAATTGTGTTCATCTCAAACTCCTTTTAATAGTGGTTCAAACTGTCAACTCGAAACTCGTCCCGTTAGAAAACAGCGGGATGCAAAAAACGCAGAACTCGGAACTGCGAACTCGGATCTAGTTCGTCCCCGGATTCCACTTCTTCCGCTGCTCAGCCGTCACGCCCAGGACCTTCCCGATCGTCTCGTCTTCCGGCGTGTCGCCTTTCCCGGCTATGACCGGCTCGCCGTAGGTCGGGATCTTCTGCACCGGACCGATCACGGGCTGTTTGCCCCAAAACTCTTCGAATGCCTTGATGTCCTTCGCGAGGACCTTCTGCGCGTCGATCCACTTCGTGTCGTTCATTTGCACGGGCAGGATCTTGCCGGCAATGAAGGCTCCGTCGATGATCCGGTTGAACTCGCGTTCGAAATCTTTGGCCTCAAGCGCCTGCACTCGCGCAGCCATTTGCGGAAGCTGTCCCGCGCCGGCCTTTGCAACCACAATTGCCGCTTTGATCTCCTCGACTGTCGCCTCCGGCTTCAGCTCGAGGGCTCTCGCGAGCTCGGCGATGTTCCCCTTGGCGACGACGACGGCCGCCTTGAGATCTGCATCGGTAGCCTCGGCCTTCAGGCCGAGAACGCCGATAACCTCGGCGCGGCCCGCGATGATCTGTTGCGACGTGGTAAGATGCTGCTCAAGCTTCGCGAGGACCTCGTCCTCGGTCGCAGCCTCTGCGAGTTTGAACGTCGCGATCAGTTTTGCTATGACTTTCTTCATGGTTGACTCCTCCTGAGTTAGAAATATTGCAGTGGGGCCGACATTCTTGTCGGCTGTGCCACTGGGACCGACATTCCTGTCGGTCGATTTAGATGTTGAAACAATCGGCTTGAGTTCAGAAAAGAATGGTTGGTTGGTGAGCGCGGCGTTGAGAAGCATGGCGCCGACCTTCCTGCCGCTCTTCGGATCGATCCCGTCGAGCGTGAAGACCGGAGAAAGAAATCGGTACTCTTTGTTGCGCAGATACTTGAGCGCCTGATCGGTCCATTCGACAACCGCCCAGAGACCTTCCTTCCCTTTGTTGATGAGCCGCTTGATCCAGCCGGCAGCCGGCGCCTGGTCACCTGTCAGCGTCTGGTGCTCGTAGTCGATCACAAGATCTCGGCCCAACCAGTCGAAGTTATTCGTCATCGCAGCGATGTCGTTTTCCCCGACTTTGAACTTCAATTGCCGCAGCTTGCCTGTGTCAGGATCTTCCTGTTGATACCCGCTCCATTCGCCGATCGGCACGAGCTGCACTTCGCTCATCCGGTCCGGAGATGATGCCATGCCCCCGAGATCGGAGCTCATCACAAGGCGCTGCGGTTTCTTCGCCACGGTAGTGTTCGGTTTTTTCTCGAGGTGTGGCGCCACGTTCTTCAGGATGTCATCCCACGACGCTGTGATGACCTTCTCGTCCTCCGATCCATCGGCGGACAAGGCAAGCGAAGTCCTGCAGATCGCGTACGCACTGGACTCGTCCTGTCCCTGCTCCATCACGTGTGATACGCATCGATGTAGTTTCTCACTCGGCACTGTCGTCACCTTTTTTCCCCATCCGTTCCTGGATGTTCGCCCGGATCTCCTCGCGTTTCCTCGGCCAGTCGATCAATTTCTGGATGTCGTGATCGCTGAGGACGC